GTCGTCGGCGAGCCGGTAGATCTCCTCCGGCATCAGCCGCGGAGCCTGCGAGACGCGGTATCGCTGGCCCTGCACCTTCTGCAGGCTCTTCAACCGGGACCCGGCGAAGCCACGCGAGGTGATGCCCTCAGATGTGGCCTGCACCCGCCGGCCGAACACGGTCGCCGACGTCATGCCGCGGCGGGCATTGACGACCTGCGCGATGTCCGCGCCGTCCTCGATCGCCTTCGTGCCCGCCTCGCCGAACGTCTTGCGGCGCTGGGCTGGCGACATCGCGTCGAAGACATCCTTCGGGTCGGTCGGGGTCGGCCGGTGGTCGGAGGTCACCGGGTCCATCGAGCACTTGCACTTCGGGTGCCGCTGGAACGCGCGCGACACCGACGACTCGACGCCGGCGAGGATGACGCACCGCGAGCACGCGCCGCCCTCGACGACGCGCACGTAGGACTTGATGGCCGGCCTCGACACCATGGCGACCTGGTCAGCAGCCCGGCCCGCGTCCGCCACAGCGGTCTGCACGATGACGTCCAGGAGCGCCTGCCCGCTGACCATCGCCTGCGTGATGGGCCTGCCCGCGGTGACCAGCCGCAGCGCGGCCCACATCGGCGCCATCAGCACGTTCGCGAGCGGCCGCCCTCCGCCATCCACACCGGCCAGCGCCGCGGGCACCAGCCGGCCGGACTCCGGCCGTTCCGGGTCCGGGCCGAGCAGCTCCTCAAGCCAAGGCTCGGCGCCGCGCGCGGCGGCCAGCTGCCCGGCGGCGACGAGCGCGACGAGGCGGGCCAGAAGCCCGAGCCAGGAGGTGTAGATGTTGTCACGGTCGATGTCGTGCCACACGCTGCGGGCCGCGCGCCCGGTCGCCTCGACGAGACGGGCGCGGGCCTCCATATGCGCGACCGCGTCCGGCGTGGGGCTCATGCCGCGGCCTCCGCGTCCTGCAGTTCATCCGGCTCCTCAACCTCCGACCCCGGATCGTCGTCCTCGCCAAGAGGCTCGGGGGTCCCGGCGGTCAGGGTGCGGGTGATCTCCGTGACGGGATCCATCTCCATCTCCCGCTCCCGCATCTTCACCACGTCGGCCACCTCGGTCGGAGTGAGCCCGTACCGCAGGGCCAGCCACTCGAACGGGAACCCGAGCTGCTTCAGCTTCAGCAGCGCGTCCGCCATCTGCGCGTGACTGCGGGACTCGGTGTCCGCCCACAGCACCCGGCCCGAGCGGAGCGCCTCGGCCTTGCCGTCCTCGCCCTTGGCCAAGGCGATCAGCCGAGCCACCTCGCGCAGGCCCTGCCCGTACCAAAGGATCTTCTCGTCGCACCGCTTGACGAGACCGGTCTCAGCGGCGAGCAGCGCACCCTCGCCCAGGTTGGCCATCTTCCCGATCAGGTAGTGCTGCGGGGTGCGGGTCTGCGCAGCCAGGTGGCCCACGGCAACCTCGATGATCCCGGTGTACATGGCCAGGTTCGCGGCCTGCCACTCGGCGATCTTCGCGTCTTTGCCGGTGATCCACGCGACCCGGTCAACCATGAACTTGTCCAGGTCCACGGGCTGCTTGCCGATGATCTCCCCGGCCGAGTTGAGCTTGGGGATCATCGGCCGTTCGGCGCCGAGGACCACACGCTGCGGGAACGACGCGTAGTCGGAGGCGGTGAACAGCTGCGCCCACAGCAGATTGATGGCGTCCTGCATCGCCACCACGCCCGTCACGTCGCTGATGGGGTCCTCGACCAGCATCGGCTTGTTCGGCAGCTCCACCATCGGCACGACGCCCATGGGGTTCGGCTGCGGGTTCGGCTCACCCAGGGCCTCTGGATCGCGCGGCGTCCACTTCTTCAGGGCCTCGTCGACGTCCGCCATCTGCGGGGACTTGTCCTGCTGCTGCAGCGGGCGACAGAACTTCCACACCTCGTCCCTCAGGTACAGCGTGGCGTAGTCCTCGTTGCCGTCCTGCCACCGCTTCAACGCGGCCCTGCGGTGCCGGCGTGAGCCGGGCTCGTAGGCGACGATCGACTGGCTCGCGTCCTCGAACGTCACGCACGGCATGTCCGGGTCGTCTGGGTCGCCCCACACCAGCACGTAGCAACGCGCCCCGGTCACCGCGCCAAGGAAGCCGAGCTGGCTGTCCGCGTCGAGGCCGTTGACCTGCCATACCCGCCACAGATCCTTGTCGGCCTGCGTCTCACCGTCGGCCAGGAACCCCGTTACGGTCAGTCGCTCGACCGGGGAGTCGGCGACCACCTGGACCCAGTTGTCACTGAAGTCCTTGTAGCGGTCGCCGTGGTACTTCGCGAACTCCTGGCTCGCGAACTTCAGCGGGTGCTTGCCCCGGTAGTAGTTGTTGTACCGATCGATCGGGCCGCGCCGGCGGATGAGCTCGTTCTCAAGCAGCGCCACCAGCTGCAGGGCTTGGGCTTCCGTCGCCACCGACGCACCTCCCGTCAACTGCCGTAGTAGTAGGACGTCTCCGGCTCGGCGAGGCCCGCGGCGATGACGTCGCCGAGCGCCTCATGCGCGAGCACCGACGGGATGACCGCGTCGATCTTCTGGGCGGGCGATGCCTTGCGCAGGACGTACCGATCCGACGGGCGCGCGGCCGCACGCGCGTTGCCGATGTGCTCGTAGGTGATCGGGCATCCGTCGTGGGTGAAGGCGGCGCCCTCACTGTTCCGCTTCAGGACATCCGTCTTCAGCCGCTCGCAGGCGGCATGCATCGCGATGATCCGCCGGGTGTGCCAGCGGATCACGCGCTCCTCCCCGTACTTGTCGACCCACTCGTCGACCTCGGTCTCCCAGTACGGCGGATCGCAGTACATGCGGACCACGTCGTACCGGCGCATCAGCTGGTCGACCGCGGCACGTACCTCCGCGCGCGGCACCTGCCCGTCGTAGTCCGCCGGGTTCCAGATCGTCGGCGCATCATCCGGCCCGTACAGCGGCGTGAACTGATAGCCCTGCATGGTCTCGGCGCGGATCGCCGTCCAGTCGTCGACGTCGGAGCCATCGAAGCCGAGGACGATGCGCGTGCCCGGGCGCACGCGCACACGCTGTGTCTTGCCCGCCCACCGGGCGGTGTCCAGCCACGACGCTGTACCCGCGACGCACCGGTTGCCGAAGAATCGCTCAGCCTGCGCCGGATCCTTCTCCATGATCTCGGCGGCCTCGGCCTCGATGGCGTCGAGGTCGACGTGCGACGAGCCCGCGTACACCACGGCGTGGATCTTCCGGCGGTCCCGCTTGTTGTTGTACGACAGCGACTTGGGCGCCTCGGGGTGGTACTTGAAGATGTCCCGAGCCTTGGCCTCGTGCGTGGTCTGCGCGACCGAGTTCTCGGACGGGTCCCACGCGTTCGTCGTCTCCATCGACCGGCCGCCCATGCCGGCCGCGCCGCGGCGCTGAGTCTCCGCCACCCGGCGCAGCTTGTTCGCCGTGGTGTACAGGCCCGTCTCGTCCTGCATCGCGAAGACGATGGGGTTGCCCAGTCGGGACAGCGCCGACGACGTGACGACGTCGACACGGCCGTCGTCTCCGACGCGGGTGAACTCCTCTCCCACCGTCATGAGCTCGGACAGCGGGCCGCGCTTCACCATCGACTGCAACGGCCGGTAGACGTTCGCGACCTGGTCCTCACTGGTGGCGGTCAGCTGGATCAGCGGGGTGGGCCACGGCGTACCCATGGGATCCCCCGGCTGATACTCGTGCCACCAGCCACACCCGCATCCGTGATCCGAGCACCGGTACCGCTCACCGCCGCGCGCCCACCCGTCGAAGACGACCGGGCCGGCCGCCTCGGCGAGGACGATCGTCGCCGACCACGGCCCCTTGCCGGTCTTCTGCGGAGCGACCACCTGCGAGCGCCGGTAGTGGAACGCCGACGCCAGCTGGCCCACGCGCGCGCCCGGGCGGACGCGGTAGTGGTTGGCCGTGCACCACAGCTGCCACGGGTACAGCTCCATGTCCTCGCCCGCACGGAAGCCGTCCGGGACTGGGCAGTGCGCTTCAATCCAGTCGGGGACGATCCACAGGGTGGGGAAGTCGACGACGAACTCGGGCGAGGCGTCAGGCCCCTTCGCCACTGGGCACGACCTTCAAGCGGTCACGGGCCGACGGCCGCCGCGCGGGCGGGGCCGCGGTCTCCGGCATTGCCTCGTCCTCGCCCTCCAGCGCGGGGGCGACCTTCCACCGGTTTCGGTTCATGCCCGCCACGCTCAAGCCGAGCGAGTCGAGGTAGCCGCGCACCATCTTCTTCACGTCCACCCGGCCGTCGGCGCGCTCCGCCTCCGCGAGCGTCCGCGCGAAGAGGGCGACCTCCAGGGCCTGGCCCATGTCCTCCCACGCCACGGCCTGCGGCTTGGCCCACAGGTTCTCCCACAGGTCCAGCTCACGATCGGACGGTGTCGTCAACGGCCACTCGGGCGCTGGCGCCTGGCGGCCCTCCGCGGGCAGCGTCCGCCACCCGCCCTTGTCCTGAGCCTTCGTGCTGCGCAGCGACCGGGGATCCGGCGCCGGCCCGGAGACCGCGCGCGCTCCACCACGGGGCATGTCGATCACTCCTTCAACGCGCTGCATTGCGCAGCACCAGGCCGTCACCTTGCGTGACAGCGGGGGACCCTCTGAACCCTGCGCACCAGGCAGCGCCCTCCCCCGCGCTGTCGGCCCCCCAGCTGGCTGGGGTTCACCCCCCTGGGTCCGCTCACAGTGCGTGAGCTCAGGTTCCCCAGGTCTCGGCTGCGGTCTTGCGGGAGTGGTGGCGCTTGCTCATGGCCTGCCAGTTGTTGGGGTCGAAGCCTCGGGGTCCGAGTGGTCCGAGTCCGTCGATGTGGTCGACCTCGGTGGCGAGGTCGCGCTGTAGCAGGGGGAGGGCAGCGCAGTCGGTGCACTCGCACCAGGGGTGGTCACGCAGGTACTCGGCGCTGGCCTTGCGCCATGCGGTGTTGTAGCCGCGCGTGTTGGGTTGCGGGCGCTGAGCCCTGGCCTTGGCCTGGCAGGTGGGGCAGCGTCCGCTGGGAGTGAGGGTGGGGCAGCCTGGTGTGGGGCAGACCTGCATGGCCTTGCGTGGCATGGCTGCCTCCATGCGTGTGCGCTATGGGCAGTTGATCGCCAGGTGTGGCCATGAGGCTGGCCATGCGTCCTGCGTCCTGCTGTGCGTCCTGTAGGCGTCCGAGTCTGCGTACCAGCGTGCTCGGCACACGTACCGTGTCGCGTCTCGGCTGTGGATGACCTTGAGGTGGTAGAGCTCGTACCCGGTGAGCGTTTCGGCCTGGTCGCGGATGGCGTCCTGGGCCTGCTGCTTGGTGGCGCCGGGGAGGATCAGGTCTGCGTGGCCGGTGCGTGGCTGGCCAGCCTCGGGCTGAATGGTGTTCTGCACTACGGGGGCGTTGGGCTGGTTGGTCCCGCAGCTTGTGAGTGCGAGTGCGGCGATGGCGACCGCGGTGATGCGGATGCGCATGGTTCCCCCTGGGCGTGCGTGCCTGATTGGTCATCATGGCGCGTATGCAGGGGGTGTGAAGGGGTGGTGACGGTGCCGTGACACGAAAGAGCCCCAGTCGTCGAGTCCGGGGCCGTGGTGCCGGTTGTGGGCACAGTTGTTCACCGGGATCGTGACACGGCTCTGACCTGCGGTCAAGCGGCGCTGCGTGCGCGACGGTCGGCGACGAGTGTGGCGACGTCCTGCCAGGCGTACCAGGGTTGCCGCGGTGTGCCGCCGGATCGCTTCAGCTTGCCTCGTCGGACGAGCTGGCGGACGCCGTCGAGGGTGATGCCGAGCTGCTGCGCGGTCTGGTGTGCGGTGAGGTGGCCGGGCCGTATGTTCTGCGACTCCATGGCCCCATGATGCGTCAGCGGATGCCGGCGGCGTGGGTGCGTCGCCACGCGTTGTGGGCACGGCGGCCGACGCGGAGCCGGAGCTTCTTGCCGCGGCAGCGCGGGCACACGCGGGGCTTGCCGAAGCGCTCGATCTGGCCGAGGCCGCGACAGCGGCGGCACGCGGCGAACGGCTTGACAGCGCACAACACTGCGTAGCTGCCGAGCCACGCGAGGAAGGCGACGCTCATAGCAAGGTACATGGGGTGTCTCCTCCTGCTGAAGTGGATGTTTCCCGTTTCCCGAGGGCGCCCCTGCTAGACGCTAGGAGCCTGCTCAGGGCCCGGATTCGCCGCTAGCGGGGGTGCTAGACCTAGCAGGGTGGGGTGCTAGGTCTAGCGGGTGTTTCGCGGTCAGGTGGCGTCCCTGTCGGCGTCACGGCGCGTAATGGCGGCGACCACATCGGCCCGCTTGATGCCTCGCCGGTTCTTGCCCTCGCCGTCGTCCGTGGTGCCCCACACCTGGTCTGCCTTGACTCCCCAGGGCTTGAGCGCGGAGGTGACGTTCTCGGCCTTCCAGCCGCCGTACACGTCGGGGCGCAGCTCTGCGAGACGCGCGGCGATCCGCTCGTTCCACACCTGCTCTTCGTCGGCGGCCACGACCGTGAGGACGTCACCGAGCAGGTCGATGCTGGCGGTGTCGGCGGGGCCCTGGCCGAGGGCGTGGCCGGTGATGTTCCCGTAGTCCTCGCGCAGCTTGCGGGCCCGTGCGACGACCTTCTCGGCGCCGGGGGCGTCGACGAACGCGGAGGCGGAGATGACGGGGTCGTCGCCCTCGCCGGACATCCAGCAGATGCCGCGGTCGGAGCGGGTGAACATGGTGGCGCGGATGCCGGCCTTGTAGGCCCCGGTGCCAAGCACCATGTCGTTGGCGGTGTGGCTCATCACCTTGAGGCAGAAGCGGAGCACGGCGTTGTTGGAGATGCCGGGCGGGAGGCTCTTGGCGTCGGGCCGCTGGGTTGCGAACATGCCGACGATGCCGAGGGCGGGCCCGCGCTTGGCGACGTCTGTGCAGATGGACTCCAGCTCGGCGCCGTACTTCTCGTGCTCGAAGGGGACCTGGCACTCGTCGAAGCCGACCACGATCGGGTGCAGGCCGAGGCTCTTGTCACTGGCCAGGGCTGGGGTGACCTTCGATTCGGGGCAGCGGTGGCTGGGCAGGTTGCGGATCACCTTCGCGCGGCGGCGGAGTTCCTCGCGGAGCTCTCGCATGGAGTGCAGGACGTACAGGACGTCTTCGTCGTCCTCTCCGGCGCGGTAGCGGTGGCAGACCGGTTCGAGGGGGCGGAGGTCGCCGGTGCCCTTGAAGTCGAATGCGTACAGCTCGGCGCGCGGGTCGAGGGCGGCGATGAGGAGCAGCAGGCGCAGCAGGAACGTCTTGCCCATGCGGGGGATGGAGCCGATGACGACGGAGGCGAACATGAGGGTGACGGCCATGTCCCGCATCCGCTGGTCGTTGCCGAACACGACGGGCCGGAACAAGTCGACTTGGCCGTCCTTGAGCAGGGGCCAGGCGGGCTTGGTGGTCTCGTTCATGGGCTTGTCGCCGACCCACAGGATGAGGCGGCCTTCGTGCTCGTCGGGGTCGCCGGACGGCCAGACGCAGCCGAGCTTGCGGCGCAGGCCGGAGGCGAGGGCCTGGCGCTCTTCCATGACGTCCTCGGGGGTGACGCCGTAGGGAAGGTCGAGGTCGGCTCGGTAGCCGGGGCCGTCGCGGGTGATTTCGCTGGTGAAGCGCATGCCGTTCATGTCGCCGCCCTTCTTCACGGCGGCGGTGATGCGCGGGTTGCCGATGGACTCCAGGGCGCGGAGCACGATCGTTCCGGTGAGCTTCTGCAGCTCGGTCCGCATCACCGCGGGGCCGATGACGGGGGCGTCGGGCTGCTGCCCGAAGTAGCCGAGGGTGAGGATCCCGCCGGCGGCGAACGCGCACAGGAAGGCGGGGGCCATGACGTACAGCCACAGGGCGAAGCCGAGGCCGAACACGCAGGCCACGACGGTGACCAGGCCGCGCAGGCGGACGCGTCCGGCACGGAGGCGGGCGAGGCGCATGTACTCCTCGACGTCCTCGGCGCGCACGGCGAAGTCCCGGAGCGGGGCGGCCTCGCGGTCCCACACCCACCGGTTCGTGTCGGCGACGAGGCGGGCCGCGCCGCGGGGCGCCATGAGGCCGAGCTGGATGGCGTACCAGGGGGCGCGGAGCCCGTGGTAGGCGGTGGCGTACCAGGCGTGTCCGGCGGCGCGTTCGACGGTGGCGGCCAGGTCGCGGCGGGAGCGCAGCCACGGGGCGATGATCGGGCGCCGCTTCTCGGTGGTCACTGCGGGGTCGGGGAGCTTGGGGTTGTCGACGGGGATCGGTGCGGGCGGGGCGTCCGGCGTGTCGGGTACGGGCTGTACCGGCGTGTCCGCGGGCTCGGTGCTGGCGGGTACGAGGGTGTCCGTCATGCTGTGTACTCCGGTCGTTCTGTTGGGCGGTCCGGGCCCGGGGACGGTCGGACACGCTGGCCGCATGTGGCCGTCCCCGGGGCGTTGCTACTTCTTCTGCTTGCGGCGCAGGGCGTCGTTCTCGATGCGCTCGACGCGGCGCTGTAGGTCGCTGATGTCGACGTTCTCGCCGGCCATGCCGCGTTTTGCCATGCGGGCGGTCAGGGTGACGATGCGGGCCTTCTCACTGGTCGTGAAGTCGGAGAACTTGAGGTCGTCGGCCATGGGGTTACTTCTCCGTCTCCGGCAGGCTGCGGGCGATGGTGGCGTGGGTGCGGGCGATGTCCGACCAGGCGGCGGCCGCGGCGGCGTGCATGGCGGTTGCGTCCGGGCGTTCGTTGATGGCGGCGGCCGAGGCGCGGTCGGCGAGGCGTTCGGCGCGGATGACGGCGGCGTCGGCGAGTTCGATGTGCTTGGCGCGGTCCATGAGCTGTCTCTTATA